ATTGGTCTGTTCCACCACCCATAGCACCAGGCGAGTTCTCTAGTCTGTCAGCAGGATTGGTCACTTGAGGTGGTCTTGTGAAATTTGTCATTTCTGACGTTACACCAGGCATATGCGTTGGTGTAGAACCTATATTATTAGAGATATCACCAGAAAATTGTTTGTACGCCTCACTCATTTTTACACCCTACTTTCTTTATAAGTATTTATACATGAAGTCGTATAAAGGTAAATACTATCCACTCAACCCAAAAAAATACAAGGGTAATCCATCTCAAGTTGTCTATCGTTCACTCTGGGAACGAAAACTTATGGTTTACTGTGATAAGAATGAAAAGATTTTAGAGTGGGGTAGTGAAGAAATAATCATACCATATCGTTCTCCAAAGGATGGTAGATTGCATAGGTATTTTCCAGACTTCTACATGAAAGTCAAACAGACAAATGGGACAACTAAAAAATTTATAGTTGAGGTCAAACCTAAATCACAATGTAAAGAACCTGTTAAGAACCCAAAACGTAGAACCAAGAAGTGGTTGAACGAGGTATTTACTTACGCAGTCAATCAAGCAAAGTGGAAATCAGCAGAAGAGTTCTGTAAAGATCATGGTATGGAGTTTAAGATTTTAACTGAAGACCATCTGTTCCCTCAGTATAAATAGTTATATGGCGATTAAGAATTTTATACAACAGGTGCAACAGTCTGCAAAAGGTAGACCCAAGTCTACTGAGTGGTACAGGGATAAAATAAAAGAGTTTGGTACACCAAAAGCTCTTGACCTAATCCGTGATGGTAGACAAGCAAAGTCACCCTTTGGTGGTAAATTGAATATGTTTATCTATGCACCTAAGTTTGCAAGAAAGTTACCATACTATGATACATTCCCTTTAGTGTTACCTATAGAGTCATACTCAGATGGTTTTTTAGGTATCAATCTACACTACTTACCGATACCACTGAGGATAAGATTATTAGACAGACTAAACGACTTTAGTAACAATACTAAATTTGATGAGTCTACAGTGTTAAACGTGAGTTATGATAAGGTAAAAAATATAAATTCAGTCAAACCAACCATACATAAATATTTATCTGGATATGTTAGGTCACGTTTTCGTAGAATAGATGCAGACGAATTTGTGATTGCAACATTACTACCAGTGCAGAGGTTCAAGAAGGCAACTGCAAGTGCAGTGTGGAGTGATAGTAGGAGAATGTTATAGTGTCAAACTTAGGTTTAATACAGGGTTTTATTGGTAATCCCTTTGGAAGTGCAGTGGAGGGGCCTGCGTTTGGTGTCTTAAACGATGTTCTGAGTGGTATGAGAAGTAAGGATGGTATCGCAAGACCAGCACGTTATGAAGTTGTCATATTACCACCAAGAGGTAGTCCAAGTAGTCCAGATAGGGGTAATCTAACTAAAGGTGTTAGGGAGACTTCTTTAAAGTGTGAGAATATTGCATTTCCTGGCCGAACCATAGACTCCACACCAGATACAAATATCTATGGCCCTACCAGAGAGATTGCAACAGGATTTTCTTTTGGAGAGTTGAGTGCAAGATTTCAAATGAGTTCCGACATGAAAGAAAAACTATTTTTTGAGTCATGGCAAAAACAAGCATTTAATTCACAAACTTGGTCGATGGGATATTATGATGAGTATGTCGGTAAACTTCAAATTTTCCAACTTGATGAACAAAATCAAAGACGATATGGTGTTGACGTATGGGAGTGTTTTCCAAAAAACATTGCACAACAAACTTTAGACTACGCAACAACAGACCAACAACAAAAACTTGATGTTACATTTTCATATCGGTACTGGACTAATTTGGGAACAGAGGCAAAATTACCACAAGGTTTAAATGACAGGATACAACAGAGATTGACAAACACAGTTCAAAGGAGAATAACCTCTGCACTACCAGCAGTGTTTGCACTCGCACGTTAATACATAATTATAAAGGATGATAAATTATGGCACTACCAAGAATTGATACACCAACGTATCAAACAATACTTCCATCTACAGGAGAAACAATTGAGTTTAGACCTTTCTTAGTAAAGGAACAAAAAATAATCATGATGGCAGAGGAGAGTAAAGATCAAACTCAAATGGCATCAGCAATGATTAATTTAGTTAGCTCTTGCACCTTCAATAAAATTGATATCTCAAAATCACCAACCTTTGACGTTGAGTATCTTTTTATGAAGATAAGAGGAAAATCTGTTGGTGAAACAATAGATGTGAATGTAATATGTCCAGACGATAATGTTACCTCAAGTTTAGTCAGAATAAAAATTGATGATATAAAAATAGATAAATTAGAGGAACACTCAAACGTACTAGACATTACAGATACCATAAAAATATATCTGAGGTATCCATGTATGTCTGATGTTGGTAGTTTTGATAATATTGACACCACAGATGGAATGTTCAAAGTATTATATAAATGTATAAATGAAATACACTATGGTGATGATGTTTACCATAGAGTTGATATTACTGATAAAGATGTTGAGGAGTTTGTAGAACAGTTGACAACTGAACAATTTATGAATATGACAAAGTTTTTTGATACAATGCCCAAATTACGTCATGTAGTGGAGGTGACAAATCCGAAAACACAAGTAAAGAGTGAGGTTGTATTGGAGGGCCTCCAAAGTTTTTTAGGATAGGACTATCGCATGATAGTGTTTTTAATTATTACAAAACTAACTTTGCATTGATGCAACATCATAAATATTCTTTAACAGAGTTAGAAAATATGATGCCATGGGAAAGAGAAATCTACATCGGACTTCTAAGTGAGTGGGTCAGAGAAGAGAATGAAAGAATAGAAAAAGAAAACGCAAAAACTAAGTAGAGAGGTACTACTATGAATGCACAAAAAAGATTAGAGAAAGATAGTCAATACGCACATCTTGATTTAGATGGCGATGGTATTGTGACAGACGAGGAACTAGATATGGATGAAAGAATGATGCGATTAGAAAATGAAGATAAGAAACAAGATGCACAAAGAAACATGGCGTGGTTCGCACTTGGTGGTATGTTACTCTACCCCTTTGCAGTCGTCCTTGCAATATGGTTAGGATTAGATCAGGGTGGGAAGATACTAGGTGATATGGCAAGTGTTTACTTCGTATCTGTCGCAGCGATAGTTGCAGCTTTCTATGGGTCACAAGCATTAAGTAAGAAGTAGACAAATGGCAGAACAAGATTTCTCAAAGGTAGTTCAACAACTACAAATCGCAAACCAAAAACTCGCAAACCTTGAGAGGTTACAAAGTGAGGGTGGTACTGCAAAAGGTATTATTGCAGCTGCACTACCAGAGGTGTTGAATGAAAGACAAATATTTGGTCAAGAGAAACAGTTTCAAAAAGATGAGGGTATCACAAAAGTTGATGAGTTACAACAGGATACAACAGACGCAGTAAATGAACTCAAAGAGACATCTAAGGTTACTGCAAAACAACAATCACTTGATATAAAAAAGAGTAATGAAATTCAAATTGCTCAATCTTTTGCGGCCACTGATGCATTTTCAAAAATGAATGCAAATGACCAACAAAAAATGATCGCTGACGAGGTTGCTAGACAAGAACGAATAAAAGAGGTAGAAAAAGAGAGAAAAGAGAGTAGAGATAATTTTAGAAGATTAGAAGCGAGGATTGGAAAAAGTAACCAAATAACTAAAGATGCTGCAAAGGCTGAAGAGGAGTTCTCAAAAAGATTTCTTGATTTAGAATTACAAAATCCTTTACTAGATCCAAGTCAACAAAAAGCATTAGAGAAAAGAAGAGCAGCTATGGATGCAAAAGGTTTGAGGGGTGCGTTTTCTGGAATAAAAAAATCTTTTGATAATTTTGCATCTCCCCTCAAAAAGTTTCTAGGTGCTGGAACAGGTATCCCTGGCTTTAGTGTTGGAAAACTTGGTTTAATATTTATTGCAATACCACTTCTTATCACGTTTTTGAGAAGTGAGGCATTTCAGACTTTAATTGATTTATTGAAGGGCCCAGCAGGATTTGTCTTAGATTTGTTTGTTTCTGGTGTAAAACTTATATTCGACCAATTCACAAGGATAGGTGAGGGTATTAAAAAACTATCAGAGGGGGATTTATCTGGTATTGGTGATATACTTGGAGGTGGTGGTACACTTGCTGTCGCACTAGCTGGAATACTTATCATATTAAGACCATTTAAAAGTTTAATCGCATTAACTGGACTAGTTACAAGTTTTGTGGGTGCATTTAGTAGTGGTGGAAAAACATTAACTAAACTTTCTGGAAAAATTAAAGTTCCAAGAAGATTGACCAGTGGAGTGGACTCATTTCGTGATGCGATGCGTAATGCTGGTCAAAGACTCAGAACAATGTCTAGAAGACTTAATAGAGCAGGTAGGGGAGGTCGTCTTGGTGCTCTTGGTATGGGTCTTGGTATGAGTCTTGGTGGTGGTAGTCCCATGACTGGGACAGGTGGTTCTCCAAGACCTGGCGGGCCTCCTGGCGCTGGTGGTGCTAGTGGTGGTTCACCAACTAAAAGTACGACTAGAACTGTTACAAAGAATGTCTTGAAAAATACATTAAAGGGTGGTCTAAAGGTGGCTGCAGGAGCAACAGGTATAGGGTTACCAATTGTCGCTGCTTTTAGTAT